CAGTGCTTACTCTTGTAGCGATTGCCTGCAAGCCTTCTGCTTCGAGCCAGTCTCCAAACTCTTTTAGTGACTCCTGGTCCATCTGCTCAAGTTTGTCAAGTAGCACAAATCCACAATTAGAGTTCAGCTTGCGCACTATTGCGGTAGCGACTTTGAGCTGGTCAGAGCCACTCATGTTATCCCACTTAAATCCGTTGTATATGAGCTCGCCATCCTCAACGGATAAGCCCGCAAGTGGTAGGTCTGCGTTGTCTAGCAGTGCTGCCTTGCGTTTCCTAACGTCTGTGAGCGCTTCTGTGAGCTCCTCGTACTCGGCTCTGTAACCCCTTGCGTCTTCCTCGGCCTTGTCTTTGTCAAGGTTTGCTCTAACCTTTCGGTTGATTTCATCAATCTCTGTTATGCTCTTTTCGAGCTCTGCAGTTGATTCGTCTACAAGGTTTTCAACGGACTTATTTGCTGTGACTAAATCCTGTATTGCGTTAGCAAGTTTAGTCTCGGCTTCGGATAACTCAAGCTTCAGCCTTTCAACATCACTAGATGCCTTCTCGTGCATCCTTTGTATGCTTGCGAGACTTTCACGCTTCCTTTGGTTCTCACCATTTCTTGCAAGAATCTCCTGCTGCGCTTTGATTAGGTCTGATGCAGAGACTAAATCTTTAGGTGCTTCAGGATAATATTCCTGCTCTTTTGCAAATTTCTCCTTTTGGTCTGCGATCTGACCGATTGCGTGCCTGCGGTTGTAAGTGTCTTGTTCTTCCTTTTCGAGTAGTACAAGCTGCTCTCCCACTCCGATAATCTGTAGCAATGTGCTTGCCTTTTCTCTGTTTGATTGCTGCATAAACTTTGGCAAGTTGAGCGCAAGCTCATCTATGAAGCTGTCTAGCAAATTCTGACCTGCTTTGTTTCCATCCGGATCAATAACCTTTAGATCTGAGTTCTTGCCCTTACGTTCGACGATAAGGCCATTACTCATGACGATATGTAAGTTAGGTGGAATCGCTGACCCTTCGCGCTGTGCCTGGCTAGGCTTAAACTTGTTGCCTCCAAGAGCCCATGCAATACTATCAAGCACACTGGTCTTGCCCTGTCCATTGTTTCCACCGATGATTGTGAGACCGTTTGCAGTCGGCTCCATCTTTACTGCCTTTACTCGCTTTACGTTCTCAATTTCTAGCTTGTTGATTTTGATTGTCATTTTTGTCTCCTTTTGATATAATTAAATTGTTGATTTTGATTGGCGCTCTCCGGAGCGTCTTTCATATTTTTTGTGATACAGTCCAAAGCACTCTTGTCCATTATTTGCTCAATATCCTTTCTGCATACTCACGCCCATCCTCGGTATTTCCACTGTTATAGACGCTAAGTGCATCCTCGTAGTTTCCGTACTTATCGTAGAGGTCTGACAAGATAGCACATCCCAAAATAACGTTCTCTTGTGGGTCGAATAGACTCACGATTCCCAGTTCTTCCATTCGCTTTTTATGGTGCTTTGGTTGTATCTGCATTAAGCCTATTGATTCGCCACCGTCGCCTACCGCGTTAGGGTTGCCTCCTGATTCCTCCTTGATGATTGCCTTGACGATATTAGGGTCTACACCGCTTCTAGTTGCTATATCGTCAATCATTTCGTTTGAGATTCCCTTTACATCAATTTGTATGTTGCTAACGACTTTGTATTCCGTCTGCTGATACACTTGAGGTGTGTCTATTGCTGTTGCTATGCCGTTCAGCGCTAACACTGCAGATATAAAAAGCGTCGGTGGTATGATTGATTTAATTTTCATAGTGTCCTCCTTTCTAGCATCTTGTATGACTTGTTTATGCTGTTGATGTCTAGTCCTGCCATGTCATATAAGACGTCTTTGTTTAAATAGTTGTCATGCTCGCAGTACATCTTAATTTCACGCCTTGCCATTTCATCACGAGTCATTTTTACAATCTTCGCTGCAGTAGACCCTGCGCATCCAAATAATTTTTTCACATCGCTAGATGTGAAGTATGTTAGCGAGTGATACATCTCAAATGCTGTCTTCACATCTGGTCTTACATTTGGAAATCTCATTTTGTGGCTCCTTTCTGTTGTTGTGTTATAATCTCCTCGAAAGGAGGTGATTATAATGAAATCATTTGATGATTTTATGGATTCCATTAACGACGCTAATTTTGACAAATTTTCTCAAGCTGTAGCTGCCAAAGTCGGCGTCGAGCTTAATCCTCATGACGACAAGCTCGTGAGAACAACTATTATTCTTGTCCTCGAATACTTGCGCCAGTATCACGAATGGCTCTCGAAATAGAGCTAGGAGTTCGTCTGGAGCCTTCCTCAAACCATTCATATTTATTTATGCGAAGGCTCCATCTTTTCCCATCAAGCATTAAGTTCATCTCTGTCACATACTTCATTGGTTCTCCGTTAAGCAAATAGATTCCTTTTTCTAAATCAACGTGTATAGATTTAAATTCTTTATAGTTTTTCATCCCTCCTCCTTTCTCGGCTGGTGCGACGGTTTAGTTTTCTAAACTAAACGGGTAAAAAAATAAGTTGGAATCATGCAATATGATTCACCTAATAACGTCATTGCCGCTTGCATTTCTTCTTGCGTCCACTCCGCCTTATTGTTTAGTTTTAGATTTAATGTTGATAAACCAATGCCCATATGCTCTGCAAATGCTTCTTGTTTTGTGAACTTTTCTCTAATAGCCCCTTTTAGCTTGCTGTAATCGTAGCTCATTTGCTCCTCCTTTCGCTTGTTTAGTTTTCTAAATTCTATCAAATTCATATCCGTATGTCAACACAAATTTTAGAAATTCTAAAAAAAATATTTACTTTTCTAAACTTACAGTGTACACTATCTTATATCAGGAGGTGCTTGTATGGACATAAGAACCAAAAGGTTAAGAAATGTATTTGAAAAATCCGGATTGACTCAAACCGAGGTATGCGAAAAAACTGGAATTAACAAGGGTGCACTGAGTTCTTATCTATCAGGTAGATATTTCCCAAAACAAAAAACTATTGATAAGTTATCAAAGGTTTTTAATGTTTCTATTAACTATCTAATGGGATTTGAACCAGAACATTCTCAAAAGGGCGACAGCTCCGACCTCGCAGGCATAACTAACATTTCATTTCCGGCGTCAAAGCCTGTACCAATTCTAGGGGACATATGTGCTGGCGAAGGAACCTGGTGCGAAGAGAACTTCGAAGGACACTTTTTCATAGATAGCTCAGTAAAAGCAGATTTTTGCGTGCGTGTCCGTGGTGATAGCATGATTGATGCTGGAATATTTAACGGTGATCTAGCTTTTATCAAAAAGACTTATGACTACACGAATGGCAAAATCTATGCAGTAAGAATAAACTCTGATTGCGAGGCAGTGCTCAAAAAGGTATTCTGGCAAGACGATACAATCATACTCAATCCATGCAACGCAGACTATGAGCCGATTGTAACCGATGCCGAAGGGATGACTGTGATAGGCGAGTGTGTTGGGGTATTCCACTCAACGATTTCAATGTTTTAGGTGTCTATATGGATATAAGAACCGAACGCATCGACGAAGTAGTGTTTAGGGAGGAAACATGAGCAAAGAATTTCAAGAAAAAATGAACATTAACGGTTTAGAAATAGCTGTTGTATCACAAGGCGATGAGGATGATTATATTTCACTAACGGATATTGCTAAACATAAAAATCCTGAAGATCCACGAATAGTGGTTTCAAACTGGCTTAGTTCTTATGCAACCATTGATTTTTTAGCAACTTGGGAGCAATTATACAATCCGAATTTTAACCGTATGGAATTCCAGACGGTTAGAAGTGAACCGGGTAGATTAGTAATGACCCCTTCTCAGTGGATAAATCGTATGCAAGCTATTGGAATCCGTTCCAAAGCGGGACGATACGGTGGAACTTATGCACATAAAGATATTGCTTTTGAATTTGCTTCTTGGATTTCACCTGAGTTTAAGCTTTATATAATTAAAGATTATCAGAGATTAAAAGAAGACGAGAACAACAGGCTATCACTAAACTGGAACATGAGGCGACTTCTCACTAAAACTAACTATAAAATACACACCGATGCCATACAAGAAAATTTAATTCCGGAGGACTTAACAAAACAGCAGCAAGGATATGTATATGCAAATGAAGCTGATGTTCTAAATGTGGCATTATTTGGAATGACAGCAAAAGAGTGGCGCAAATTAAATCCGGACAAGTCTAAATCGGAAAATATAAGAGATTCGGCCACGCTTGAACAACTCATCGTTTTAACAAATTTAGAAAGCTATAACGCTGAGTTAATCAAAGATGGCATTCCTCAACCAGATCGCCTTGTGAAGCTAAATGCCGCTGCTAAAAGTCAAATGACATCACTTCTAGAAAATCCAAGCTTTAAGAAATTGAAATAAACAACAAAGCCCCCGACCGGAGCCGAGGGCAATGTATAGGCTGTAATATACAACCGATTCGCACTCAAATTGTAGCATTACAGCCCCTTAATGTCAAATAGAGGGGTATTTTTGTACCCAAAATCAAGGAGGTTGCCATGCCAATTTATAAAACAAAGGAAAAGAAAGACGGACTTACAAAATACCTTATAAGAGTTAATTATACTCAAGATGGTCAGTACAAGACCATTACCCGCATTGCATATGGTAAAGAGTCAGCCAAGAAATTCGAAGCCTCTATGCTCAATTCCACTAAAGAGGAGTCCTCCGACTTAACTGTGCCGGAGCTGATAGACTTATACCTAGAAACGAAAAAGCACGAGATAAGAGAAAGCACGCTCAAAAAGAATGCACAGATATTAAACAGATATATAAAACCTCTCAATGTAAAGCTCAAGAAATTAACCTCAAAACAGCTTGTCTCGTGGAAGAACGACATCAGTTCGAGGGATTTATCCTTTACGATGAAAAAGAATATCTATGGAGCATTTAGGGGCTTGCTGAACTGGGCCGTTACCGTTGGGTATCTAGACAAAAACCCTTTAATAAAGATAGGCAATTTCAGGGATGCGTATCAGAAGAAAAAAGAGATTCTTTTTTATACGCACGAGGAATTTATTAAGTTTATGCGAGAAGTTAAGACAATCTCAGAAGAGCGAAATTACAACGACTACTATGTATTTTTCGCCCTGGCATACTTTACTGGAGCTAGAAAGGGCGAGATCCATGCCCTGAGATGGACAGACTATCGCGATGGAAAGATTACAATAAGCAAAAGTATTTCACAGAAGCTTGGAAATGGAGACAGGGAAACGCCACCGAAGAACATCAATAGCAATCGCACTGTGGAAGTTTCAAAGCCGTTAGCAGACATTCTTCATGAACATTTCAAGCAGTGCAAACAGTATAGTGGATTTAATGCAAGTTATCATATATGTGGTGGACTTCATCCCCTCCGTGATACAAGCGTCGAGAATGTAAACAAAGAGGCTGCAAAACGAGCAGGGCTACACCACATTAGGATCCATGACTTTAGACATAGTCATGCATCGCTTTTGGCCAATAACGACATTAACATATTAGAGATAAGCAGACGGCTCGGCCACTCAGACATTGCAACAACACTAAACATTTACAGCCACTTTTATCCGGCAGAAGAAAGCAAAGCAACATCAATTTTAGATAAAATTCGTATATAATTCGTATATATAAAAAATGAACCGTTGAAATTTCAACGGTTCAAGTCGTTTTGGTGGAGATGGCGAGAGTAATTTGATATGTTTTTTAAGATTTACACATATATTCTTATG